CGTTCGGCCAAGTCACTTGAACAGCCGCTTGCAGGGCAGGTACATCAGCCGAAGCATCAATCGCAGCCACAGCCGTAGCAGCCGCAGTGCGCACAGCAGCGCGGTAGGTCGTCCAATCAGCCGGTACGGTGGCTGACGTTTCGAGGGCCTTGATCACCATCCAGTCAGACTGCACCAGAGCGGAGTAGGCAACAGCGTTGGTCGTGATCTTCCACTGCGCCTTCAGGCCATCCAAGTCCTTCGGGGTGTTGGTGTAGCTGATCACAGCGCCGTTGCGGTTCTCGGTCACCCAGTAGAAGCGGTCATCTTCCCGCGTTCCTTGGTAGGTCACCTCAACCAGCCCCAGAGTCACCTTGTCTTCGGCGGAGGCGTGATTCAGCCAATCAGCCGGGTAGCCCGTGCCATCAATGGTAAACGGCGTCTGTTCGACGATGTATTTGTTTTCTTTTGCACAGTAGAACATTGTTACCTCGCTCTGGAGATGTTGAATGGGTTTTCTGCGAAGGCGGCGTAGATGTAAAGCACACCGCTTGCATTGCAGTTTGCATTTGTTGACCTAGATTTAAAACCGTTAGACAACAAATCAAACATATTGCTACTTGTATCAGCTTGTGTAAGTGACGCATACAGTTCGGGACTTGCCACATTGTATGCACCTCTTGACGAATCAATAAGAGGCCATTCACCTGTTCCACCGGAATAGGCTTTAACCATTAACCAGCGAGGCCGCATACCTGTAAACACAAAAGGCCCGTCTGTTGATCCGTTGCCGGTGTACGAACCGAACGCACTGTAGCCTGTAATAGACGCAAAGCAGTAAGCAATTATTTTTGAAGAAGCACCAAACTCATCCCCCTTAACTGTAAATACCGAACTTGTAGGTGGAGTGCTATTCCATGAAGTTGCAACAGATTGAGCACTTGTATCATTTAATATAAGTCTATAGTTTGGTGCTGTAAGAGCATTAGTTAGACTGTTATGCCATACATCCCAATTGTAAGCGTCATCACGGCTACGCATAAACATCATTGCTGGGATTGCTCCAAGACCGTGGCCAACCGTAATTGTCGATCCAGTCATTGTAAAACCAACAACGCTGAAACCTGCGGTTGTGTTTGCGCTTACAGATGAATTAACTGTTCCGCTGGTGTTTGTTACCGCAGTACCGCCGCCTTTCCAGTTCCAACCTACATAGGTTGCGCCGGAATTGTTATAAACCGTATCTGTGCCAACAGTAAATCCTGACGATCCAAAAGCAGTCAACCCGTTTGTGTCTGTCGTTTCTGCTCCATTTGTATTTGAAATTACCGCTTTAGTAGCGCCCCTAACAGAATCAGTCAGTTTGTTGTTTGTAGCAGCAGAACGCGACTTGATCCATACCCAATCAGGCTGAAACGAGATGCTATTGACTGCATTGCTTACCGTTTGAGTTGCGCCTGTTCCAGTATACAGCGTTGCCGCAAAGTAGTTAGCGCCGTTGCTGATCGTCGGCGCTGTCAGGTTCTGAGTGCAGAGTGCTTTGAAGCCTGACGGGGCGGTGTAGGAGAAGGCGGTCTGCCCGGCATTGAAATATTGCGTTCCATTTATCCCTTGCACATAAACAAACACACTAGACAAAGAAGTGAATGTTGGGTTTGCACCGGTCGCAGGGTTGCCAGTTGTACCGCCGCTAGAGTTGTACCAAACATTCGCTTTGCCTACCCAAGCATTACCTGTTGCGCCATCGTAAGCAATTTGCAACACTGTGCCGGATGAAAATACACCAAGACCGCTAGTGATGGTTGTGGTATTTGAAAAAATGTAGCCGGATGTATCAGCATAAATTCCATATTTACCTGAAGTTGACGGGCCATTTGTCATCGCTGCTGAAGCAGTAGCAAAGCCAAACTGCAATCCTACATTTGAACTAGTTGTTGTCCCAAGAATGCACTCCGAGTACCATTTGCCGGATGATGGCAGTTGAATGGTGGAACGAGCACCATAATTTGCATTACCTGTTACAAGGCGCAAGTTTCCATCAGAAGGCGCGGTTGCTGCATCCACAGCATTCAATACCGCATAATTCCCACGCAGCTCACCACCAACGCCCGTGTCGCTGCCATACCCAATCGGCACATCCACCATCGAGTCATAGGTCGTGCCAGCGGTTACCGATATGTTGTTGGCCGTCCAATTGTTGCTGTTGCCTGAGTAGTCGTAGCCAATCGTTGTGGTGCTAGTCGGGTCTTTGAAGTTCAGGTAGAAGCCATTGTTGCCGTATGTGCCGCTGTAGCGGATGGGATTCCATACGCCAGTGACAGAATCGGTTACGCCAAATGATGCAGGGGTGAGGGCTTGGCCGTCGATGAAATTGATCTCGGTCAGGTAGCAATCTGCGTAACGAGAGTCAGCGTCAAAAGCGCCAATTTTATGTACTACTGCCGAATTAATGCGGCTATTGGTGTTTTGTGCAACATATTGTGCAGATGTCACAGCAATTTGCGAACCATTGACATACACCTTCATCCGGTTGGAATCTGTTGCTTGTGTGCTGTCATAAACAAACACAAGGTGATACCACGCGGAAGGATCGCGGAATAACGCTGTTGACTCTAAGTATCCAGTTGTTGCGCCGCCAGTTGCAAAGTACCAAACAATAGCATCCGCGTTTTTTATGTAAATTGAATCAAAAGTGCTTCCACTTGATGGTGCTTCAAAAAGTGAAGTTTTTGATATGTAAGTTGTTCCACCGTCACCAATTGTTCCGCGTTTGAGCCAAGCACTCCAAGTCCAAATTTTGTTGTTGGTAGGCGTGCTCAATGTCCGATTGAAATACGCACTTGCACTTGAGCGTATCCGAACGCTGCGGCTGATCTGATAGCCGGGCCAGTTGTTCTGAGCGGAAGCCTGAAGCTGTTCTTCCAGCGTGAATACACCACTCGCACCCGCCGTAGTAACAGAGGGCGCAGTTGCGCTGATTACCCCGCCAAGGTAGCCGTGGATTGGCATTACGAGATGTCTTCGTAGGAGATCGAGAAGGTCAGCGAACTAGCAGTGCCAGAAGTGATGGAGATCGACGTACCTTCTTGCAGGTAGATCGCGGTTGTCTTGTCCACGCAGATCAGCGAAGCATTGGCCGGAACAGAGATAGCTGAAGCTACAGGGTATGCCGTGCCACCCGAGGGAGCCGAGCCTTGAGCCACAGCGCCGTTGGTGTAGATCGACACCGTAGCGTTAGCCGCCGAGGTCGTGGTGTTGGACGCAACAATCTGGTTGATCTTGTAGACCTTGCCGGACGAAGCAGTGTTGGCCAACAGAACAACCGCAGTCGTGCCTGATGGGGTGTAGTAGGTCGTCGTACCGTATATGGTTGTTACGTTGACGATATTGGGGTTAGCCATGACTGCTCCTTAGAATCCAAAAATCATCGCCATAGCGATAGATTTGCCAGTAGTGACGCCGGATGGTGTTGACCAAGTAGGTGCGGCGTTGCCGTTAGACTGAAGCACTTGCCCTGACGTACCATAAGCCGAACCAGATGTGCCAAACGCAATACCGCCAGCGGTGGTAATAGTCACGGCAGTCGTGGTTCCGTTTGAAGCAAGAATCAACGAAGTTGCAGAAGTAACTTTGCCCGCAAAAGTAGCGTTCTGACTTGTGTCTAGCGTAATAGCAGCTGTGCCTCCAGACCCAGTATCATTGGTCTTGAGTACAAGAGTTCCATCTGTATTGCCGGTAACAACAATCGGGTTGGTTGAGCCAGTCCCTGCGGTAATGGTACTCATACTATCACCCACCTTTGTCCTGAAGATACGGTTACGGCAACGCCGCTGTTAACGGTTATCGGCCCTACGGAAAAACCGTTTGTTCCAGTTGCAATAGTGTAGCTACTGGATACTGCAGTACTGTTAACAACGATTCCATTGCCCATGATTTTGTTGGTCAAAGTCTGCACCGCGTCAGCGGTTACAGCAGTAGCGGCGGTAAGCCGCAGTTCTACCGTGTCGCCCGTAACCCATGTTTGCGCCGTAGTTCCTTCTTGCGCCCTTACAATGGTAAAAGTGTCGGTAGACCGAGCAGTAACCTTGACAATTTCTACGGCAGCTGCGGAGTTCTCAAGGGTGACAAAAGTGTAATCACCGCCACTCAACGTGGGAAACAGCGCCCCTTTACCAGTAGCTACAGTAAGTGAGGTAGCAACGCTAGAAATTCCGCTAGCAAGCGTGGTTGAAGCATTATTAGTAGCTAGGTAAGCGGCCATATCAACCCTTCATCTTGGCCACAAACGATTGTAGGAAAGCTGTAGCCCTCTGTGAATCTACGTTCTCTGAGTCTTTAGACTCAGCACGGTAGACAACATAGTCCTCAAGCGCAGGCTGGTACGTGACCGGCAAGTCGGTAATTGTGTCCGTCAACGCAAGGGTAGTTGGGTTACGAACGTACCGAACATCTAGAACTTGGTTTACCGGAGCCTTGGGGTAGACGTAGAACTTGAGCGGGTCGTTGGCAAACTTAACATACTGCGTAGCCGGGCCTGCAGTGTCAGTTCTCCACGACGGGTTGAAGGTGCTCATGGACATGAAGTCAAACGCCGTAATAGACGCCCCGTTGTGGATACACAGGATTTCTACAAGAGTAACCGCATCAGCAAAAGATATAGTCTGTTCGCACTGACCAGAAATGCAGGTGTAGTCACCTACGGTAAAAAAGAGTTCTGGGCGAAGGATCAGAGCCTCGCGCATTGCGTCGTTAACGTACGACAACAACTCGGTATCCGTCTGGCGTGGAGAAGTTGTACTGGTATCGTTAAGGATGTACCTAGCCGCTGTAATGATATTTTGTGGAGTCATGTCAATGCACCGTTAGGGGCGAACTTCCAGTATGCGGAGTCAGCGAATTGTACCCAGTATGTGGAGTAATGGGGTCAGAATCTGCATGGCCCTGCCAGTAGATACCAAGTACAGTTACAGTGAAGAGCGTGTCCCCGGCTTCAGTAATCGTTCCAGTTCCAGAAACAGACGCACTTCCTGAGAAAGTAAGGGTGTTAGATGCTTGTGTAATCGACAAAGCCCCAGACCTGCCGAGTAGTGCTACAGCGGTAACCGTATTAGCAGCTTGAGTTAGCGACGAGTTTCCGTTTAGCGTAGCCGTACCCGTAAAGGATAGAGCATTGTTGCCCTGCGTCTTAACCGAGATGCCGGTTATCTGCAACGTACCCGCAAAAAGTAGCGAGTTTGAAGCTTGAGTCTGTACCAGACTTGCTAGAGTTGAAACCAAACCAGCCGAAGTTACAGTCTGGCTGGCTTGAGTCTTTGACAAACTACCTGCCAACGCAACAGCTGCGCTAGCAGTTATGGTGTTACTAGCCTGCGTTTTGCTGGATGCTCCGGCGATAGACACCGCAGACGAAGCCGACAGCGTTTGACCATCCTGCGTTTTGCTAAGCGCCCCCACCAATGTGAGAGCGCCAGCTGCAACAATAGCGTTGGAAGCCTGCGTTGCGTCCAGAACCCCAATGCGTCCGGAACTACCCCTAGAGCCATTTAGAGCCGCGCCGTTAAGCTGGACTCCGTTAATAGCCCCAAACGCCATTACGAGTTACCGGCAGTCAGTGTAAAGGTGCTGATTGAAACAGCTTGGCCAGAGGCAATGCTAGTGTTGTCTAGGGTAAGGTCTCCACCGCCCCCCGTAACAGTCACTGTGCCTTGAAGGTGGCAGGTGGTAACCCCAGAGTCCCAAATACGCCAATAGCCAGCAGCAGTGCCAGTACTAGCGCCAGCATCTCCGGTAGTTGACCACGTACCGGACTTAACTTTAGTACCGCCAGAAGCAGCAGCCATCCAGTCAGAGGGCAAGGAGAAGCTGGCCAGCATGGTTCCAGACACCGCCGTGGCGCAAGTAGCGGGAACAGAGCCGGAATACAGCCGAAGAACGGCAGACGTACCAACAGTAGATTCAGTTTGATCCAGTTGGTTGTTGCGCAGAGTTACTGAGTACTGAAGGGCCATGACTACTCCTACGAGAAGGGTTTCATCTGTACTTCGACGGGCAATTCGGCCCGAAACCGTTGCTGCCGAATACGAGCATCGGTAGCACGACCGTCAAACTGTCGATACGCAAACGCCGCTGCATCCGGGTTAGACCACGGCTTATTAGGCTGAATCATCAGCCAATACTTAGCGTAAGCCGTAACTCCCTCCAAGTACCACCCGTATAGCCTGTCATCCACGGAGGTCACAGTTATGGTTGGCATTACAATAATTTTGACCAAAAAAGTCTCTACCGCTGTAGGAGTGGGGTAGAACCGAAGAGACAGCGGATAAGTCTCCAACACCGCGTACATATTGGGAGCACCGGTAGCTACAACTTGCTTGTCTATCTCAGCTTGCGACTTTGCGTCCAAAAACTCTATGGCCGTAGCAGTAGCACTGGTAGGACGATTAATACTAACGATGGTTACAAGCTCAGTGCCGGTAGCCAAGGTCAAAGCATAGTCAGTCGTACTAACTACCATAGGCAGAGAAACATCCTGCGTCAAAGCGTACGTAAGTTTGGAAAACTCCCGCGCCCCCCGACGAATAGCATCGTCTAAGAGGGGGATAGGAGCATCCGGGCAATCTACAGCCACCCACGGGTAGAACTGGCTGAGCGTAGCGGCCATGCTTCTTAAATGCCTTCTGCGTAGATGCGGATAAAGGACGTCTCGGCACTGGTCGGTGTGTACCCACCAGCAGTCACTAGATACCCAAAAAATGTACCACCTTGGGGAAGTGCAAGACCTTGGCTAATACCATTAGTTTTGACGTAAAGAGTGGAACCCAGATCAACCGGAGTGCCAAGATCAAGGTAACCCATATACGCAGCACGATCCCCTGCGGGCAAATCCCACGGAGCATTATCGGCATATGCACTGGGAGGAGTGGCGCTATACAGATGTAAACGGAATGAAGTCATGCTGGCTGGTACAGCCGCCAAATCAGAACGATATTCAGTGCTTAGGATTTTAAATAGCAGGTTATCCCCGCCAGTGCTGCTGAATGTTAAGACTCCACCACCCGTAGCAGTAGACGGGCCAACAACGTCCCCCGCCGTGTATGCCGTAGTATTAGCAGGGCGAGTGATTAAAAGCTCACGGTAAATACTAGTAATCATAGCGGCTCCAAATAGGGAAAGGAGGAGGCTTGTGGCCCCCTCCCCCAACTACAACACTTACGCTGCTAGTGCGCCGGTAACCCAAGTCAGGCCATCGGTACCGGCCTGATAAAAGATTGCGCCCTTGGCGTTGGTCACGCTGACCGAACCCGAAGTAGCAGTACCGCCGTTGATGGTTGCACCAGTGTTCGGAAACACAGCGCAAGCTGCTGCACCGTTGTTACGAATCATCACTTCCGTACCTTGCGGTTGCGAAGCGGGAAGAATTGCGCTATCAGCGGCGGTAGCGCACGTAGCCACCACGTTAATGTTGCCAGAAAGCAGAGTAGCGCCAGTAGCGCCTCCGCCAGCCAAAGCAGTAAGACCAGTAGCAACGGTGGTGTTTTGGATTTGAATGCCGGAACTTGCCATGATGTGTTTCTCCTGAATTAGATAACTGGAAGGGGACGACCGCCCCCCTCCTAGGTATTACTTGACGACGCCGAAAGCCAGCGCGCTGTCTTTGACGACCTTACGGCCATACACGTTCAAGCCACGGATGAAGTCACCAAAGTCCGACGGGTTGCGTACTTGCTCGGTCTTGTTGACTTGGCTGGCAAAGCTGATCGCGTCTTTCGTACCAGCAATGACGCAACGGCGGTTAACCGCGCTGGCCATCGTTCCGCCAGTAGACAGAGCCGATTGACCCGAGACCCAGCCTTTGCTAGTACCACCACGTGGCAGCATGTTGCTGACGTAGACGGTAAAGCGGTCGATCATGCCAACCTTGCCGGTGCGAACGATAGAATGTTGGTCACCAGTGAAGTAGGCTTGAGCAAGGGTGGTCGTCATCAACAGCTGACGGTCGTACGGGGACATAAGCAGCCAACGGCCAGTTTCCGGCACGTTCTGTTCGTCCAGCACAGCGCCCATGTTCAAGATCAGGGTCAGCAGGTTAGCCGAAGAGGTGGTCGCATCAATCGGCACCAGATCGGTACCGAGGTTCAGGATACCCGACTTAACACCAGCAGTAGCGCCTTGGTTTTCAGCAGCGCAGGTACGGGTGTTAGCCGCAGTGGTGCTGGCCGTGTTCGGGGTAGCGCCGATGAACGTGTTGTAGTACGTCTCGTCAGTGATAGCGATTTTCAGCTGCTTGGACGCATCTTCCATGTACATGTTCAGGAGGTTCAGGTCAGATTGCGCTTGCTGAACGTCGTTGCACTGGAACGCAAACGATTTGGCCTTTTCGATCTGCATGTCTTGGTAGACCGGGGTCGGCACTTCGTACTGCAGACTTCCGCCAATAACATAGTCGGAGATGGTCAGCGTCGGGGCGGTCCGGATACGCACGGTGTCGCCCTGATTCTTGATCTCGCCTTCCCAATTGGTATTGACGATCTCGGTAAGCTGGTTATCTACGTAGTACTTGGCGTTGAGCTTTTTGCTCCACAGCATCGGGTTGAAGACTGTGGACTGAAGCGGACTGGTCAGAAACGGGGCGGCTGGGGTA